GTCCCAAACCTGTGGACAACCTGTGGATATGTGGATAACTCTGTGGACAACCCGAGTCTGTGGAAAAGTCTGCTCCAACCCTGTGGAAATGTGAATAACTAAAAAGACCGGGTGTGGATAACAAAACACCTGTGGAAAACTTCTTCTGTGGATAACTTCTAACGAATCGAGACGCCAATGCCACCAGGCTCCAAACCCCTCCCACCAGGCGAAGCGGTCGACCAGCGAAAGTCGATGTTCACTTGGAACCTCGCCGAAAACGAAGGCTGGCAACACGGCAAAGTCCCACCCTGCCCAAAGGGACTTTCCGCCCACGGACAGCGCGCGTGGAAGACATGGATGAACTCCTGGTGGGCTTGCTTCTATTCGAAGGAAGATGTGCCAGGACTCGAACTGCTCGTCTTCCTCTATGACAAGGTCATGTGCGATCTGATCGATGTCACGAAGATCATGCCTCTGTTGGATCGGTATGGGATCACGCCGAAAGGCCGGCAAGACCTACGATGGGCGCAGCTGCCAGCAAAGGCCGCCACTGAAACCCCGACCGCTGCTGTTCAGGACGAAATCGCTGAACGTCGCCAAACCCGCCGAACCAATCTGGCCTAGGACTTCCATGCCAATCACCCGACTCGTAGCCCCCACCGAATGGCCGACCCTCGGCTGGCAGATCATCGACTGGACAGAAAAGTATCTTTGCCACGGACCAGGAGACATCCAAGGCGAACCGCTGGTCTGGGATGAAGAGTTCTGCCAGATCATCCTTGACTGCTATCGACTGTTCCCGAAAGGCCATGAGCAGGAAGGCCGACGAGTCGTCTCCTACTTCGGCATTTCCATGCCAAAGGGACGCGCCAAATCAGAGTTCGCCGGAGCCATGGTTTGTGCTGAACTCCTCGGACCCGTCCGCTTTGACGGTTGGGACGCCAACGGAGAGCCAGTGGGAAAACCTGTCACCTATCCGTTCATCAGGCCGCTTGCCACAGAAGAAAACCAAACTGGCAACACATACGGCAATGTCCAAGCCATGCTCGAGCACGCGCGCGAACTGTTCCCATCTGAATGGTCGTTCTCACAGCTCGACATCGGATCTACTCGAACTCTGATCGGCAAGGGTGGCCGGTTGGGTGAGGTTCGCCCCTCAAGCGCCGGCGCTGCTTCCAAGGATGGCGGCAAAGAGTCCTTCGCTATCGTCGATGAACCCCATCTTTACTATTTGCCAGAGTTGCGGCAGATGCACGCCATGGTCCGTCGAAACACTCGGAAGCGGAAGATTGCTCAGCCGTGGATGTTGGCGACGACCACCATGTTTCAACCTGGTCAGCATTCCGTCGCCGAGGATTTGTATGACGAGGCGGAGAAACTGATGGAGCAGCAGAAAAGATCCTTTGGTTTCTGCTGGCATCACCGGGAAGGCGTGATGACGGAGTCGAATTGGGATGACGATGTCGCCCAACTGGCCTCTCTGAAGGAGGCGTACGGCCCAGCAGCGGATTGGATGGACCTTGCTGGCATGATCGAACACGAAATCCGAGCGCCAGGGTCAGTCAAAGCCGAAAACGCCCGCTACTTCCACAATCTCCGCTGGAAGGGCGACCAACGTGCCATAGATCCGGAGAAATGGGACGCGCTGGCAGCTCCAAACCTCAATCCGCTTGGCGGAGAGTTCATTGCCATCGGTTTCGACGGCTCTGACCGTGGCGAACACGCCGACGACACTGTCCTAGTCGGCTGGGTGCTGACTGAGAAGCCACATTTGTTCCTTATTAACGCTTGGAAGCGTCCAGAGTTCGCCGGCCGTGACTATCGGGTACCTCGAGAAGAGATCCGAGAGAAAGTGACGGAACTACGCGAACAGTTTGAGGTTCGCCGTTTCGCCTGCGACCCTCCTGGCTGGCGTGAAGAAATTGACTCATGGGAAAAAGAGTTTGGCGAACGATTCGGTGAACCTGTCGTAGTTGAAGTGTTGACGAACAGACCCACTCGCATGGGTCCGGCTATTGATAGATTCTTGGAGGCAATCGACGAACAATCTTTCACCCATGACGGTTCGCCAGAACTGCGCGATTATGCGTTGAATGCATTGTTGACAAAGTCGAAAGGCAGGTCTGATCTGCCAGCCATTGTCAAGCCCACGATTGATGCCAAGATTGACGGTTTAGTAGCCGCAATCCTCTCCTACGACGAGGTCGCCAAAATGCCCCCCGAACAGCCAGTCGCCCCGTTCGCTCTTCTCGCATGAAAACCGCTCTGTTGTCTGTCATCGTTGGCATTGTCTCTTTGACAATCGGCCTGGCACTTTCCCCTCTCCCCTGGCTTGCTTTATGTGTCCCAGGTGTCGCCCTCATAATCGCCGGCCTCCTCAAGGATGTTGAATGAGACTTCTAGACCGCCTCCGAAATGCCAGTGAACCAGAGCGCTCCTACGCCAACGGACTCACTTTCGAAGATGTCCTCGCCATGTTCTCCTTCAACGGAAACACCTACCAAGGCATCTCATCGCCATTGCGCGCACCAGGCACAGCCGTCTCAGCAAACTTCCCCGGATACGTCCAAGGCATCTACAACCAGTCCGGAGTCGTAGCAGCTGCCATCACAGCGCGCGCGTTGCTCATCTCCCAGCTTCGCTTTCAATGGAAGTCACTGTTGCAAGGCGAAAACGGACGGCTCTTCGGAAACACTGAACTCAGTGTCCTCGAGCGTCCTGGTGACCTGACTCGAGCAGAGATCCTTTACTGTGCGGAGCAGCACAACAGCCTCGCCGGCAATGCGTTCTTCTATCGCAATGGCGGCCAACTTCGCCTTCTCCGCCCCGACTGGGTGACCGTTGTTTATGGCTCCTACGAATCCGATGTCGACCCGACGGCGCAGCTTGACACTGAACTCGCCGGCTACTCCTACCAGCCGGGCGGCATCTCATCACAAACAGCCCCTGTCTTTCTCGCCCCATCACAGGTCGCTCATTGGAAACCGGAACCGGACCCGATGCACTGGTGGCGTGGTCAGTCATGGATTGGTTCGGTCCTGTCCGAAATCACCACAGACCGTCAGGCCACAGAGTTCAAATCCAAGTTCTTCGCCAACGCTGCAACCCCCCAACTCATCGTCACCCTCGACCCACACACCACCCAGCAGCAGGCGACCGACATGGCTGGCGTTATCAACCAACGCCACGAAGGCTCAGCCAACGCCTACAAAACCCTCATTCTGGGTGGAGGCGCCGATGTCACTGTCGCCGGATCCAACCTGCAACAACTGGACCTCAAAAACACTCAGGGTGTCGACGAAACCCGCATCGCCCTCCGCTCGAGAGTCCCAGCAACCGTTCTCGGCATTTCCGAAGGTTTGGCCGGTTCGGCTCTCAACGCCGGCAACTACTCCCAAACCCGTCGAATGTGGTCTGACGCCTGGTTCACACCTACCGCCCAAAACTTGTGCGCGTCGATGGAACGGATCTTGGCTTTGCCAGTCGGGACGCCAGCGGAACTTTCCTTCGACCAATCCCAAATCATGTTCCTTCAGGAAGACCGCAAAGACGAAGCAGACATCCGAGCCACTCAAGCATCTTCTATGCGGCAGCTTGTCGAAGCCGGTTTCGAACCTTCGACAGTCACCAAGTTCATCACCACAGGCGACTCGACAGTCCTCCAGCACACAGGCGTCTTCTCTGTGCAGCTTCAAGCGCCGACAGATGGCGATACCAATGTCGTCTGACGAAGTACGCGCTGCCGACTCTTACCCTCCGACCGACGGCATGGTTGAAGAGGCTCAGCGTGGTTTGGACTGGCGAAGCGAATATGGCCGAGGCGGAACGTCCATCGGTATCGCGCGCGCCAGAGACATCGTCAACCGCAAAGACCTTCCCATCAACACTTGGCGAAGAGTCAAAGCGTTCTTCGACCGTCACGAAGTCGACAAAATGGCAGAAGGCTTCAGCCCAGGAGAAGACGGATTCCCCAGCAACGGCCGAATCGCCTGGGCGCTTTGGGGTGGAGACGCCGGCTACAGCAGAGCCAAGGCCATCATGGAAGACTTCAACAACGACGAAAGGTCCGTTATGGATGAAATCCGAGACATCGAAACCATTTACCCCATAACGCCCCTGCAAAACCAAATCTACGAAGACCTTGAGGATGTTGTTGACGTCTTCGGAAAGTTTGACCAAGGAGTCGGAGCGCAAGGCGCCCACTACATCTACCCTGACGAAAACATCTTCGCTTCCGAAGGAATGGTCTGTAGCAGTTGTATCTTTTACGCCGGAGGCCGAGCCTGTGAAATTGTCTCAGGCGAAATCGACCCCAATGGACTTTGTAAATACTGGATCATCCCCGAAAGTCTGATGGATCACGACGCTCAAAATATCGACGAGGAAGAACCCATGATCGAAATGGAATCGGCACGCTCAACGGAAACACGCTCGGATCTTTACCGTGACGTTCCTTTCGAAGTTAGGTCGGCACACGACACGGAAGACGGCTTGACCCTCACCGGATACGCCGCTGTCTTCAATCGTTCCACCATGATCGACAACTACGAAGGCCGCTTCGAAGAACGAATCCGCCCAGGAGCCTTCAAACGCTCAATCAACGCCAAAATGCCTGTCCTCCAATTCGAACACGGCCGCCATCCGCTCCTCGGATCCATGCCACTCGGACAGATCACCAAGCTCCGTGAAGACGAGCATGGTTTGTATGTCGAAGCACGACTCGCCGACAACTGGCTGATCCAACCAGTTCGCGACGCCATCGCCTCCGGCGCCATCGACGGAATGTCTTTCCGCTTCCAAGTTGTTCGGGACAGTGTCGACGAGTCTGGCGATATGCCAGTCCGAACCCTCGAGGAAGTCAAACTCCTAGAACTCGGACCTGTCGTCTTCCCCGCTTACGAATCGACGAGTGTTGGCGTTCGCTCTGCTGATCTGTCACCATTGTTCTCACTGCCCCAAGATGATCGCCACGCGATCGCTAGGGCACTTGTTCTCGGCACCCAACCAGAACCCGCCATTGATGGCACTTCTGAGCGGCCCGCCGAATCGACACCGGACTCGCCACAGCACTCCGGCCTCACCCACATCCAACGCAGCTCACAGTTGCGCGAAATCGAAGGAGTCCTCTAATGGACGAAAAGAACCTCCGCGAAGGCGTTGACTATGTCAAAGCCGCCCTTCGCGAAATGCACTCAGACGCTGAAGAGCGTTCATTTGACCCAGACGAACAGGCTTCATGGGAAGCCGGCGTCGAGTTTGTACGCGCAACAGAGGCCGAACTTGTCGCCCTCGAAGAGCGCAAGGCTCGTATTGCCGACTTTGCACCAGCCGCCAAAGAAACAGGAGACGGAGCAATGACCTCCATCAACGTCAACACTCACACTTCACGCGACGCATTCGATCACGGAACCCTCGCCGCCGATGGTGGCTCGGAACTCCGAGGCCGTGCGCTTGAAGTAATCGAAAAGCACCTCCCGTCCTACGTCGACGACGCAGCCCGTGAGAATGCAACCAAGCTCATCGAACGCCGCTCGAAGTTGGACGCCGATGTTGTGGCCCGCCACATCGTCCGCACATCCTCCCCAGAGTACCTTCAGGCTTTCGAGGATTACATTGAGAACCCCCAGGCCGGTATGCCTCGCATTCTGAGCAAGGGTGAAGCACGCGCAGCGATGTCGCTTACAGCGGCAAACGGTGGCGTACTTGTTCCTCAGTTCTTGGATCCGACCATCGTTCTCACGAACGCCGGTTCGGCAAATGCTGTCCGCCAGTTGGCTGACGTTGTGTCCATCACAACCGACCAGTGGGATGGCGTCACTTCAGCAGGCGTCACCGCTGACTGGCTTGCAGAAGGCACCGAAGCCGCTGACGCGACTCCGACCTTCCAAGGCCCGACCATTTCGGTCCACAAGGCAGCAGCGTTCCTCTTCGGCTCATACGAGTTCCTCGCCGACTCTGGTTTCAACCAGGTCGCCGAACTCATCGCCGACGCCAAGGATCGTCTCGAAGAGATTTGCTACATCAGTGGCACCGGTTCGGGTCAGCCTTTCGGTCTGATCACCCGCCTTTCTGGCACCGGCCCAGTTGTCAACGGCACGTCGGGTGCAGCAGGAGCAGCGAACCTTGTGGCCGCTGACGCCTACGCCCTCGACAACGCACTTGGCTCACGTTTCCGTCGCGACGCTTCATTCCTTGCAGCGAAGGCGACCTATAACGAGCTTCGTAGCGTGACCGACTCCCGCACCAACTTCTGGTCTGATTTCGGTGGCGGCCTTCCGGCTCAGCTCATCGGATACAACACCTACCAGAACGAGGCAATGGACACGACCATTGTTTCCGGCTCCAACGACTTCGTCCTCGTCTTGGGCGACTTCGGAACCGGCTACAAGATCGTCGACCGCATCGGCGTCGAGATCATGTATGAACCGATGGTCATGGGTTCCAACCAGCGCCCAACAGGTCAAGCCGGATTCTTCGCCTTCTGGCGTACCGGTGCAGACGTCATCACCTCCAACGCCTTCAAGGTGCTGAAGGTCTGATCGTCTGACAAGAAGTGAACCGGACCTCCCAGCGTCGGGGCTGGGGGGTCCGGTCCACGCCTCCCCGATATTTCCCCGACACCCCCGACACCCCGACACCCCCGACAAGGAGCCACAGTGGCAAAGCAAGGCAAAGTCGCCATCGGAATCATCTATGGCAGCTTCGAACCCGACTTCGTATTCTCCCTTCTCGCCTTGAAATCTTGGGATCAAAAAACCGCCGGCTGTCTAGACCACGCCGGATGGATGATCGCCCAAGCAGGAACCAACCTGCCTCAACAGAGAAACTTTGTCGTCCGAACCTTCCTCGAGGGTGACGCTGAGTGGCTGCTGTTTATCGACACCGACCAGCGTTTCCGTTTCGACCTCGTTGACGTCATGCTGGAATCCGCCGACCCAATCGAACGCCCCATCCTTTCGGCGCTCATCATGGCGGAAAAGTGGAATCCTCATCACCGAATCGTTCCGGCCTGCATTGGCTTCGAAACATTAGATCCGCCCATACCACGCGAATATCCAACAATCCCACCTGAGCAGCATTGGCAGGTCGGCGCTGTCGGCTCCGGATGTGTCCTCCTCCACCGAACAGTCCTCCAAAAGATTTGGGACGCCAACCGAAAAGACGCTCAACCCTGGTTCAAATATGCGCAGTGGGACTACACCGACCCAGAAACCGGTGAAGAAATCCACGACATCATGGGCGAAGACTATGTGTTCAGCCTGCGCGCGCAAGCGGTCGGCTTTCCCTGCATTGTCGACACCACCATCGAAGTCGGCCACATCAAAAAGCGGACACTGACCACTCGAGACTTCTGGCCGCAAGTACCGCCCGAACTTGTGCCTACAAAAAACTTTGTTCTAGTGCCTGTCAAAGACAATCTGAAAATGACGAAGGCGCTCCTACTGCAGCTGCATGACCAGGGCGAACACGACGGCATCCTCGTCCTCGACAACGGCTCCAACCCTGAAACCGTGAAATGGTTGGGGTCTCAAACCTTCGCCAAGGTGATGGATTGTGAAGGAATGGGTATCCACGAAATGTGGAATGTCGGAGCGACATGGGCGATAAACCGGCATCACAAATGCAACATCGCTTTCCTCAACAACGACATCGTCATCGGTGACAAGTTCATTTCGACGATGGCGGCAGGGTTACGTTCCGACCATCAGATGGTGGCGATTTGTCCGAACTATGACGGCCGAGAAACAGTGGAAACCGTGGTCCAACTCCACGGCATCTGTGCCGACCGCTATGACGGAACCGGCGGCCTCGCCGGCTTCGCTTTCATGGTGAAGTCGGAATGGTTCCAAGAAGGCTGGCGTTTCCCCGAAGACTGCAAATGGTGGTTCGGAGACAACGACCTCGTCCTCTCTGTTGACATGGCCGGCGCCTGGTATGGCATGGCAACCCAAACCACAGTGGAACACATCGACGGAGGCTCGAAGACTGGCAACTGGGAAGACCCAGTGATGCAGCAGCAGCTTGCCAAAGACAAGGCCGCTTTCATGCGCCGTTGGGCGAGACATGGGGTGCAGGTTCAATGATCCCGAAACTGGCGCTCATGGTCATCACTGACGGCCGTTGGGATTATCTGCAACGCACCCTCGAGTCCGCTGCTGTAGCTCTTGACTGGCCGTGGCATCAAAAGATTCTGGTGGACGACTCAGGCGAAGAAAAAGGTTTCTGTCCTGATGGCTTCGAGTTTGTAAAGAACACGCCTCGACGGGGTTTGGCCGGTGCCATTCAATCCGGCTGGGACGCTTTAGACAAAGACATCGACTATGTCTTTCACCTCGAAGACGACTTCATCTTCCCAGACGTGGTCGACATTGAACTGATGATTGAGATTCTCGAGTACGAACCGGAACTCGCCCAGGTTGCTTTGCTTCGCCAGCCGTGGTCGCCGGAGGAGCAGCAGGCCGGCGGCATTTACTCAATCGAACCTGATCGCTTCAAACAAAAATACGGATTCGTCCAGCAGTCACATCTCTTCACTTTCAACCCTTGCCTGTACCCCATAGGTGTGGCACGCGACTACCGGGCAGGGTTAGAAGCGGATCTGACGGCCAATCTGTTGGCGGATGATTGGCGTTTCGGATATCTTGGCGAACTAGGCGACGACCCGAAAACCATCCACATTGGGATCCGACGTTCACGGAACTACCAACTATGAGTCCAGTGGTGATCTTGTGCGCTGGTGGTCATGGTCAAGACATCGCTGCCATCTTGAAAGATTCCGGCCAACCCTTCGCCGGATATTTGGATGATGAAATCGACGGCCCCGACATTCTCGGCCCATGCCTAGACCTCGAGTTGTATGACCGCTACCTGATCGGCCACAACAACAGCCGAATCCGAGAAGCCTTAGACAGACCAAACGGAGCGGCCACAGCCATCCACCCCTCAGCAGCCGTTCATTCGACCCTACAGGCCCTCCCCGGTGTCGTAATAGGCGCACACACCACTATCGGCCCCAAAACCCGTGTAGGGCGACACAGCCACATCAATGGAAACGTCTTCATCACACGCGCCCAAATCGGCGACTTCGTCACCATCGGACCAGGGGCCACGATCTGTGGTCACGTCACCATCGGAGCCGGCGCCCAAATCGGAGCAGGAGCAGTCATCTCCAACCTCGCCGAGATCGGCCCTCGAGCAACCATCGGCGCCGGAACAGTGGTCCTACCCAGACAAAACATTCCACCAAACTCGACTTGGGTTGGCGTACCAGCCAGGAGGATCAAATGAGCGTGGTCGCTATCACGATGGTTCGAGATGAAGAAGACATCATCGACTGGACACTCCAACACCTACTTGACCAAGGCGTCGACCACATCATCGTCGCCGACAACCTTTCCGTCGACGAAACCGGCTGGAAACTTGCAGCTCTCGCCAGCACAGGAAAAGTCACAGTCATCCAAGACGACGAACCCGGCTACTACCAAGACAAGAAAATGACCGACCTAGCACACCTAGCGGCCGCCGACTTCGACGCCGAATGGATCCTCCCATTTGATGCCGACGAATACTTCTACTGGACCGGCGGAACCCTCGCCGAGTTCTTCAGCAAAGCAACCGCCGACATCATCACCGCCACCGGCTGGGACCACATCGTCAGCGACGACGACGACCCCACCGAAACTTCACCATTCCGACGAACCACCCATCGCCGGCTCACCCCACAGAAAATGGGCAAAGTCGCTTTCCGCTACCACCCCGACATCCACATCGACTTCGGAAACCACTTCATCTTCAACCACCCCGGCCTTCACGCCCAAGCACTCAACTACCGCCACTACCAATACCGCTCCTTCGAACAGCTCGTCACCAAAGCCCGAAACGGACTAGCCGCCTACCAAGCCACCAACCTCCACCCCACTTACGGGGCGCACTGGCGGCAACTCGGCGAATACGACGACGCCATGCTTTGGGCAACCTGGCGGAAACTTTGTGAAGAAAACGGCCTCATCTACGATCCCGCCCCATGACCATCGCCGTCATCATCCCCACCTTCAACCGAATCGAACTCACCCAAAACTGTCTCGCCTCAATCGAACGCCACGACCCAGTCGACGAAGTCATCGTCATCGACAACGGATCCACCGACGGCAGTGAACGCCTCGCCACCCACTCACTCAAAATCAACACAGGCTTCGCGACCGCCTGCAACATCGGCGCACGCCACGCAACCGCCGACCATCTCATCTTCCTCAACAACGACACCATCGTCCACCCCAACTGGACCTCCATCACCCGACACCTCGAGGAACCAGACATTGGGATTGTCGGACCAAAACTTATTTACCCAGACTGCACAATCCAATCAGCCGGAATAGCAGTCGACTTCACCCGCCCACCAGGACTCGAAGCATGGAACCTCAACACCAACTGGGCTGAAACACTCGCCGACGTTGACGCCATCACCGGCGCCTGTCTCGCCATCAGCCGGCAACTCTTCACCGACCTCGGAGGCTTCGACACCGGCTACTGGAACGGCTACGAAGACGTCGACCTCTGTCTGGCATCCATCGCAAAAGGCTTCCGTAACGTCTACGATCCACAAGCAACTGTCACGCACTTGGAGTCTCAATCCGGCGCTGAACGCTGGTCAGCAGTCAACGACAACATCATCCGACTCCGAACCAAATGGAGCCAATAATGGCAATCACCAACGGCTACACCACCCTCAACGACTTCAAGGCCTACCTGTTCCCCTCAGCGAACTACGGCACAGCAGAAGACGCCCAAATGGAAGGCGCCATCGAAGCAGCGTCACGGATTATTGACAACTTCACCAACCGACGCTTCTTCCTCGACGCCTCAGTCTCAGAGCGCGTCTACTACTCCGACACTCCCATCCGATGCACAGTCGACGACTTCTCAACCATCACCGGCCTCATCATCAAAGTCGACACAGGCGACAACGGAACCTTCGACCAAACATGGGCAGCCACCGAATACATCCTTGAGCCACTCAACGCGACAGTCGGCGGAGTCACCAGCCAGCCCTACAACGTCATCATCGCCACCATCCCCAAACTCTTTCCCGTAACCGGCCGACGCCCACGAATCCAAGTCACCGCCAAATGGGGTTGGGCAGCAGTCCCACACTCAATCGAACAAGCCTGCCTCATCCAAGCATCCCGCCTCTACCGACGCGCGCAAACCCCAGAAGGCTTCGCCGCCGGTGAAGGCTTCGGAGCCATTCGAGTCTCAACCCTCATTGACCCAGACGTCAAAATGCTCATCTCCCCATTCCGCCTTCGAGGCCAAGGTTTGGTCATCGGATGAACCTGGCATCAGTACGCGCAGGCATCAGCGATACCCTCCAAAACGTCAACAACCTTCGAATCTACGAATGGATCCCCTCAACGATTCAACCGCCAGCAGCTGTTGTTTCTCTTGGAACCGGCCAATACGACGCCGACTTCAATGAGGGAATGTCTGTCAACTATGGCGTCCTTGTCATGCTCACCAGGGCAGACGATCAACTTGGACAGCAACGCCTCGACGATTTCCTTGGACAAGGCACCGACTCCGTGTACTACGTAGTCGACGCCAACCCCACCCTCAACGGATCCTGCGACTCGGCACGCGTCACCTCATGGAATAACCCCGGAACCTTCAGTATCGGCGGCATCGAATATTTGGGTGTCGAAGTGAACATTGAGGTTCTCGGCTAAGTGCGAATCCTGACAGTAGAACCCGGCCCAGCATTCTCCGTCGCAGACGTCCACAACGGATGGCTCAAAGCCTTCCGACGAACCGGCAACCAAACCCAAAACTTCAACCTCGCCGACCGAATCAACTTCAGCGAAAACGCCATCAGAGGCAAAGTCCCTGAACTAGAGAAAGCCCACATGGCCGCTCGAATGGTTGGTGAGCAACTCCGAGCCACCTGCTTCGACTTCTGGCCCGACCTCGTCGTCATCACCTCCGCCTTCCTGGTACCACCCGAAACCTTCGACATCATCCGCTCACGAGGAATCCGAATCGCCGTCATCCTCACCGAATCCCCCTACGAAGACCCATCACAGCAACCAATCGCAGCTCGAGCCGACATCGCCTTCATCAACGACCCAAGCAACCTCGACACCTTCCGCCAAACACAACCCCACACCTTCTACAGTCCCCAGGCATACGACCCCGAAATCCACTATCGACGAGAACCCCAAACAGATCTTCGTTCCGACTTCGCTTGGGTAGGAACCGCCTTCCCATCCCGAATCGCCTTCTTCGAACAAGTCGACTGGACCAACATTGACGTCGCTTTCGCCGGCAACTGGCAAGACCTCGACCAACACTCACCTCTCCAACGATTCCTCATCCACCAACCCGAAGGCTGCTTCCCCAATGAAGACGCCGCCGACCTTTACTCATCCACCAACGCCTCCGCCAACCTTTACCGCAAAGAAGGAGCCGACGGCTTCGACACAGGATGGGCGATGGGGCCTCGAGAAATAGAACTCGCAGCCACCGGAACCTTCTTCCTCCGAGAACCACGCCCAGAATCTGACCATGTTCTTTCAATGCTTCCATCATTCACAACCCCCGAAGAGTTCGGTGAGAAACTAAGATGGTGGCTCGCACATCCCGACAAACGCCAAGACGCCGCTGTGAAAGCGCGAACCGCGATAGCAGACCGAACCTTCGACAATAATGTCCGACACATGCTGGATTGTGTCTCAGCTCTTCCGACAACCCTGACGAGTCGTTAGAAAACCCCAAACCCCAACTCCACAAGGAGAATCCAATGGCACGTCGCCACGGCCGTAACGGCCGCCTTTACCTCGGAATCGCTACATCAGCAGCGGCTCCCTCATCTGTAGCATTCCTCAAGCAGTGGTCCGGAGAGTTCGGCAGCGACACAGTCGAAGTCACCTCATTCGGTGACTCAAACAAGATCTATGTCTCCGGCCTTCCTGACGCTCAGGGCAGCTTCTCCGGCTACTTCGACGATGCCACCGCACAGTCCTACACGGCTGCTGTTGATGGTGACGCCCGCAAGTTTTACCTGTACCCAGACATCACCAACGCCCCGAACGTCTACTGGTACGGAACCGGCTTCTTCGACTTCTCCGTCGACGCCCCTGTCGATGGTGCCATCACCATTTCCGGCAGCTGGCGCGCAGGCAGCACAGTCGCAAAGAACGGCTAATGGCCGTTGGGTCTGGGGTTTATGTCAGCAACTTGGCCGAGGTTCGGAAGTATCTTCGAAAGATACATCCGGACCTCGTGCCAGTCCTGCGCGAAGACCTCAAAACCGCGATCATTCAAAACACTCTTCCGGCCATCATTCGGAGAGTACCGAAACGATCCGGTTACGCCCAATTCACCATCAAAGCCCGCTCAGGCGGGAACACGCTTTATGTCATAGCAGGCGGCCCATCATCGGTAGCCCCCTACTTTGGCTGGCTGGACTTTGGTGGCACATTGAAAAACCGTGGTCCTGGTAGAAACCAAACAATCGTTCGGCCCATCCTAAAAAAAGGCCGCTACGTTTATCCTGGCATCATGGAAACACAAAACCGACTTGTCGAGGCCGCTGGCCGAGCAGTCGACAAAGCAGTCCAATCCGCTCTCAGATAAGGAACAGCCCGCCATGTTCGCAAAATACAAAATCACTCACCTCGACGGAACTGTCATCGAAGCAGCAGGCCGCAAGGTCGACGCCGTCAAGTTCGAACGAGAGTTCAAAATGCCAGTCTCCAACCTGTTTGGAGACAACGGCATCTACACCGAACATTTGTGGTTCTTCGGATGGTGTGCAGAAAAGAGGGTCAACGCTGACCTTCCAGTCTTTGACGAATGGATGGAAACCGTTGAAGGCGTTGACATTCTTTCGGAAGAAGAAGAAGAAAGCCCTACGGACCCGAGTTCTTCACCCTCGCTGTAGCAGCGATGGCGATTGACTCGGGGATCCCAATGTCCGTACTTTTAGAGGAACCCGACCACTACCTCGACGCTATGTTCGAAGTTCAAACGAGACGCCGAGAATCCGCCGAATACGGTTCGGATGCGAAGCGTTGGGACGAGTAAGGAAAACTGATGGCCGGTGACAAACGAGAAGTGAGGGTCGCCGTTGTAGGTGACGCCGCCCAACTCCAACGGGAACTTCAAAAAGCAGAAGGCCAACTTTCCGGTTTCGGAGCCAACGCCCAAAAAGCCGGATCAATCCTTAAAAGCGCTTTGTTCGGTGGGGCTGTTCTGTACGGTGCGAAGAAACTGGTGGACGCCGCCGCAAACCTTGAACAATCTGTTGGCGGAACAGCAGCCGTATTCGAAGACGCTTCCGGCGCTGTCAGCGACTTCACCAAAAACTCGGCCGACCTTGTCGGAATGTCCGAAAACGCTGCCAGAACAATCACCAGTCGACTCGGTGCATCTCTCAAAGGCTTCGGAATGTCCACCGAAGAGGCAGCAAAACAAGCAATCAACCTCACCCAAACAGGCGCCGACCTGGCAGCCACGTTGGGCGGCAAAAGTTCCGATGCTGTAGCAGCTCTCGGATCTGCACTCCGAGGCGAATACGATCCGCTGGAGCGTTTCGGTATCGCCCTCAAAGCCTCTCAGGTGAACGCTAAAGCCGTCGCGATGGGTTTGGCAGACTCAGAGACATCAGTGTCTGCTTACGCTAAAGGTCAGGCAACCCTCGCACTTATCACCGAAAACTCTGCATTTGCCCAGGGTCAGTTCGCTCGGGAAGCCAATACTGCCTCTGGGCAGGCAGAACGAGCGTCAGCAAAAATGGAAGACGCCAGCGCCGCACTTGGGAAAAGCCTTCTTCCCGTTTACACCAAAATCCAAGAAACCATTGGCTTTGTGGCGGACGCTTTCACGGCTCTCCCTGGTCCGGCACAGACAGCAGTTATCGGATTTGCTGGTGTAATCGCTATCGGACCTTCCATTGTTGAAGGCTTCAAACTTGCTCAAAAGGCAGTTTCAAACGCGATCACGCTTATTCTTGATGCAGGGACAAAAGCGGTCACCAGCCAAGGCGCTATTGCTTCCATAAACATGACGAACCAAGCCGCTGGAGCCTCTGCGACTGCTGCTGCTGGCGGAATGTCTCTTCTAGGTCCGGCAGTGTTGGCGGTCGGAGCTGCTGCCATCATTGGCGGCATTGCTTACAAGTCTTACGCCGATGAGCAGGCGGCAGTCAAAAAAGATATTGACGCCCTCATCCCCACCTTCAATGAACTGACCGGCGCAATCACGGCAAACACCCAAACAACCGTGGGCGCTGAATTGGCAAAAAAGAATCAGCTTGACAATCTAAACAAAGCCGGCATCTCAGTCGCTCAGTTCACCGAAGTTCTTGACGACAACCGAGAGACTTTGGTGAAACAAGGGGATGTTGAAGAACTTTTACGAAAAGAACGAGATTACGGATCTGAGTCAATCAAGAAAGATATTCAAGCAATTCGTGATCGTGGTGGCGCTCAAAACGAACTCATCGCCCGCCTCCTTGAAACTAAGGCAGCCGACGAAGGTGTCATTAGCACCCTCTACAACGGCATCGACGCCTACAGCCAAAACCAGGCGAAAGTCGACGAACTCAACAAGCAAAAAGGCATCTCCACCGGCAAAACCCAAGATCAAATAAAAGCTGAAAACGATCTAGCAGCCGCCAACAAAGAGTCGGCCGAAAAAATCAAAGACCTGATCGAGCAAACTAAAGAGCTTTATGGTATCCGGGTCAGCAATGAGGAAGCGGAAATCGCTACTCGCAAGGCCTTAGTGGATTACAACAAGAGCCTCAAAGATGGTGGTTTGTCAGCAGACGAGCGCCGGACAAAAGAAATCGAACTTGAAAAAACTTTGATTACACAGTCAGAGGCTTTCCGTGACCTTGTCGGCGCCAGCAAACTTGCCAAAGATGAAACCTATTCAGCAGGCGAAGCGGCTTTAGTTCAGTCAATAAAACTTGGCCAACTTGCAGACACATTGCATCCAAATAGCCCAGTGCGCAAAAACCTCAAGGGACTCGCCTACGACCTCTTTGTCCAAGCTAACAAAGACAATGTAATCAAACTGCGAGTTGAGACAGAAGCAGCCGTCGCCAAAATCCGAGCATTGCTTCGGCTTTCAGCCGATGCAGTGATCGGCATCGACGAACTCAACGCCTACTCAGCCAACTTCCCAGACGCCAAAGCACTAGGCGGTCCAGTCAACGCCAACACCCCATATCTGGTGGGCGAGAAAGGACCGGAACTGTTCGTCCCCTCCGGCTATGGCCGAATCATGGACGCCTTCTCCACCAGCAAAGCCCTCCTCAACAATGCAGGCGGCAGCATGGGTGGTGGCGGATCCAACGTGACCATCAACGTCAACGTCGCAGCCACCGCCGACAAAGCCGCCATCGGCCAAACCATCGTCGAAGCCATCTCCTCCTATGAACGCCGCTCCGGCCCCGGCTGGCGATCATGACAGCAACCCTCGAAGACGGAATGGTCCTGACCGTCGAAATCGGCTTCTCCACCACCGCCGGCTCCGGGACTGTCCCAATCAACTCCACACTCGCATCCATCACTTGGACCGACGTGACCTCATCGGTTCGTGACATATCCACCTCCCGTGGCCGCTCCTCGGAACTCGACACTTACTCCGCCGGATCTTGCAGTGTCATCCTCGACAACCGAACCCGCCTCTTCGACCCCGAAAACACAGTCGGCACCTACTACGGGAAACTCACACCACTCCGCCCAATCCGAATCCGAGTCACCCCAGCAGGCGGAACCATCCGATCCATCTTCTTCGGATTCATCGACCAATGGCCTCAGGCATATTCCTACCCTCGAGACGCCACTGTCACTGTCACCGCCACCGACGCTTTCAAGGTTCTCAACCAATACAAACTTCCCTCGTATTGGAGAACAACGATCACAGCTGCTCCAGCGACAGCCTGGTACCCCCTCGCCGACTTCAACGGAGCCTTCTACGCCTTCGAAGTTGAGGCGTGGTCGGGAACATCTGCCCAATGGATGTCGTCAACAGCCAACGTCAACTCCTCCTGCACACCAGGCGAAGCGCTCCTCGCCGCTGAACCCGCCACATCCTCATCGTTTGATGGACAAAAAATCGTCCAAATCATTGACCCGATCAGTTCCGACGCTTCTTCTTGGTCTGTTGAGTTCTGGGTCCAAACCACCGAATCAACTACTGGCAACTACGGAATCTGGAACCATCTGAACTTTATTCATGGCGGAACGTGTGGACTCGTAGTTGCTTCTGGAAATGCCACGATTGTCGCCCAATTTGGTCATCGTGGAACATCGAACACGATGACCACCAAAAACGCTCAAATCACCGTCAACGACGGCAAACCACACCATGTCGCCCTCGTCTATCAATCCGATGCTTCATTCGGAAACACCTTCAATCTTTATGTTGACGGACAACTCGCCACTGTCTCCGGCAGCTACCTTGACATCGTTGACAATCAATATTCCTTTATGACCCTTGGCTTTCCTATCAACAAAAGCGCCACAGTCTCAAACAACTTCACCAACTACTTCAAAGGCTCCATCCAACATCTGGTTCTCTACAGCGGAGTAATGCTGACAGCCGCCGACGTTCTCGCCCACTATCAAATCGGAGCAGGCACCTACCTCCAAGGCACCCGCACCGACGAACGCATCACCACACTCTCTGCTCTCGCCGGTTGGATGTCCGACGGCCTAGACCTCGGCACAGGAGACACCACAGTCCTCGGACTCAACGTCACCGGCAAAGGACTCCTCGACGCTTTGAAAGAAGTTGAGACCGCCGAACAAGGCCGCCTCTTCATGTCCGTCGACGGCAAAATCAAGTTCGTCGACCGCAACTCGGAAGGATCCGGAAACTTCATCACTTCCCAAGCCACCTTCTCCGACAAAGCCACTGGCGCAGAAATCGCATACTCCGACATCACCCTCACCTTCGACGACCGCTACATCTTCAACGACATCACCTTCTCCCAACCCGACGGCACCTCCTACAACAACTACGACACCACCTCCCAAGGCAAATACTTTAAACAAACTTTCGTAGTTGACAACTTCATCGCCGACAGCGGATATTTCCTTGTCAACGCCGGCCTCTACAAACTCGCCCAATACAAAGACCCACAAATGCGAATCGACGAACTGACCGTCAACACCAGACGAAAAACCGCTTATCAGTCGCCTTGCACCACACTCGACATCGGCGACCGGATCACCGTGAACCGCACACCACAGAATGTCGGCTCAGCAATCTCCAAAAGTCTTATCATTGAAGGAATCAAACATCGCATCACTCGAGACGAATGGACTGTCACTTTCAACACGTCTCCAACATTACAAAACGCACCATTCGTCTTAGACTCCGCCACACTTGGAGTTCTCGGAACAAATATCCTCGGCTACTAGGAGCATCCAATGGGGTCCGGTTTCAAAAACTTCACATCAACAGTTCTCACCGCTGCCGATCTAAACAATTACTGTCAAAATCAGTCGGTAATGTATTTCTCGTCGACTGGCGCTCGAGACACTCAGATCACTGCTCCGGCCGACGGTATGACCGCCTACATCGGCAGCAACGACTCGTCCGAAGGTCTCTACACCTACAACGGGACCTCTTGGCGAAAAGGTCCAGGCTGGAACTCCCCGTGGGGTTTCATTGAAAGAAACCAAGGATTAGGTGCTGGCACTGCCACGGTTGGCACAACTGAAACGGCAGTGTTCACAAGTACCTCATGGACTGCTCTAGCGAACAGGTACTACCGGGTCAGTATTGCGCCGACCTTGACTGCCACTGCTGGCGATGCCTACACAATCCGTATTCGAGAAAACAGCACAACCGGAACCGCTTGGTGGACCGGCAACATCACTTTCGCCACTGGTCAAACAAAACTTATGGTTCACCCGATGGGTGTTCGGACCATCTCTGCTGGCAGTTACACCATCCTCCTCACCCTTCAAAGAACCGCTGGCGCTGGAACCTGCCAAATCGGCACACTTGAAAACGTCAACATGATCATTGAAGACATCGGCCCATCAGGCGCCCCCGGCTAATGGGCTACTACCTCCTAGACAATCCGCCAGCGTCACCACAGTTCTATCCGTCACGGAACTCGACACCGACATGGGCGATCGGTGTTCACACCTCCGAAGGTTCGACTGGACCGGGAAGCGCGCGCAACTTGGCTGCCTTCATCGCTAGACGATCAGATCCCGGCTCTTATGCCTGTGTGGTCGACAGTGAAGAAACCATTGTCCTAGTCCCGCCTGGCTACACCACTTTCAGCGTCGCCGCTTCTGGCTACAACTCTCACACTTGGCACATCTGTCTCGCCGGTCGCAGTGCTGATCTCAGCCCCGACGATCCCAACACACAGGCGATGATTGCTCGAGCAGGCGAAGCGATCCGGGCGCTCTGGACTTTGCTGGGCATTCCTTTATCGAATGCCCAGTGGATCGGCACTGACGCTCTGAACCGTCCTGGGTTATTCTGCCACGGAACTGTCCAGCCTTGGGATCGATCCGACGCTTGGTCAACACATCCGGATCAGGCACGCCTCAACCAGCTTCTCACCAACGCAATCACCCCTCCCGCACCACCTACCCCACCAAGTCCTGAGGTTGACGAAATGAAACGCTACCTACTCCGAGGCGACAAAGCCGCCGACATTTACCTTTGCGACGCCGGCTTGGGTTGGAAATGGCATATCCCAGCCGGACAAATGACAAACATCGTTTGGGTTATCACCCAGTCATCCGGCGGACAGTTCCTTATCCCCACCGGCTCCAACACCATTGTCGTCGAAGGCCAAACCGTTTGGGTGGCCGACCAAGCATTCGTCAACGCTATCCCCACCATCTAACCGGATCGGCTGTCGATGTCATGCAATGGGAACAGATTATCGCCGCAGCAGTAACCGGATTACTCGCCTTTGGCGGTGTGATCTGGCAGTCACGGAAAACCCGTCGGATCAACACCGACGAACACTCCGAAACCGCTGTGAAACTGGACCGCATTGAGCAAAAGGTTGACTCAACTGCTGAGAGGGTTGAGACTGTTTCCGACCGGCTTGACGATCATGTCGTCCTTCACGGCATGACATCCCGAAAACAATGGTGGCGCAAATGAGCTTTGCTGACGACGTCCGAGAAGAAACCCGATCCTCCGGAATCGAATGTCGACTCTGTTCCCTGCTGAAAATCATGGACACGAAAGCCCGTGGCGAAGTCGATGCAGTCATCGCCGACCCCTCCCAAAACGCCGAAGCAATTTCTAGGGCGATGACTCGGAGAGGCTGGGAGATCCGTGGCGACACAATCCGAAAACACCGACGAAACTGCCTCCTTCGCTGACGAGGTAGCAGCCGGATCTCGACCTCGACGAAACCATCCGCAAGGATGGGAACCAGGGGTTGCATGGAACGGCCGTGAAGGAACCCTCACCACCCCACCCCTCGAGCAAGACCCGACGACAGGGGTTTGGTCGGAGCTGGTGGCCGATTGGGGTTTGGATCCTCTGACCACTGAAGTGGTTGAAGGATCTGTGCAGGTTCGAGCATGGGACACTCACGACGGCCGCCGGCTCCGCTATTACCGGGCCACATTGCGCGCGCGTGAACTGGACTATGACCGACCCGACGTGGACGCCCTCTGTCGCCTCATTGAACGCCGGAAGCCCGTGAAAGCCGCTCAGAGCGCTTCACAGCCCCTCAGAGCGCTTGTCTGCCTCCTCGCCGATTGGCAGTTGGGAAAGGCCGGAGAAGCCAACGGAGGGACTCCTGAGACAATCCAAAGGATCTGCCAGGCACTCGACCTCATCCCCGCACGAATCCGTGAACTCAAAAGAGCCGGACGCCCAGTCGAATCCGTTTACCTAGTCGGCCTCGGCGACCTGGTCGAACAATGCTCCGGCCATTACCCCGGCCAAACCTTCAACGTCGACTTGGACCGCCGTGAACAGTTACGCCTAGCCCGCCGACTCATCCTCCGAGCCGTCGACAACATCATCGGCCTAACGCCACGAACCGTTCTTGCTGCTGTACCAGGCAACCACGGAGAAAATCGTCTCAACGGAAAAGCCTTCACCCGCACCACCGACAATGATGACCTAGCCGTAGTGGAACAGGTCGCCGAAATCTTGGCTGCCAACCCCGAACGCTACGGCAGCTGCACCACAGTCTTGGCTAGCGGAAACAACCTTGTCCTCAACATCGCAGGAATCCCCGTCGCCTTCGCCCACGGCCACAAAGCCGGCGCCTCAGGACACCCAGCCGCCAAACTCGAGAACTGGTGGAAAGGCCAAGTCATGGGCCGCCAACCCATTGCCGACGCCGACATCCTCATCACCGGCCACTATCACCACTTCATCTGTTCAGAAACAACCGGCCGAACTTTCATGCAAGCACCCGCAATGGATGGCGGGTCGGCATGGTGGACTGACATGAGCGGCCAAAACTCTCCGGCCGGAATGGTCACCCTCGGCATCGGAACCGGCTACGGCCCTCGAGGTTGGGGCGACCTCCACATCCACTCCGTCTAAAGGAACCCGACATGGAAGAAATGGAACCCGAAGAACAGTTCGACGCTCACTGGCCGTCCATCCTCCTGGACTCCTTCGCTCTGGTACACGGGGACAGAGGCCGAGCATATGGACCGCCATGGGAGGATTACGCGCGCGTCACCAACCAATTCAACGCCCTCTGGGGTGACGATGTCCTAGACGTCAACGCCGGCATCCTCTTTATGATTTGCATGAAGCTCGGAAGAATCGCCCACGGTTTGGAGATGGGCTTCGACGCTGAAATGTTGAAAGATTCAATCACTGACGCCGCCGGATATTTGGATTGCCTCTACGGATCACTCCTCAACCCGCCGACCATGGTTGTCAGTTACGACCAGGACTCCGAAGACTTGGAATGGGAGGAGGAAGACGAATGACCATCACCATCGACCCTGATGTCATCCCTGTCACCCAACCCGACCTCGACGAAGAGGAATACGATGCAGACGACTACGAATACCCCGACGAGCAGACCTACCCAAAACCAGACTGGAAACCATAATGTTCACCAAAATCTTTCTTGTACAACTCGCAGAACGAGCCATCAAAACCTTCGCCCAGACTTTGGTGGCATTGGCTGGCGCCTCTCAAATGGATTGGCTGAACCTTGACTGGCAGCATTTGACCGCCACCGCTGCCATCGCCGCCGGCCTCTCAGCCCTCACGTCCATTGCTTCGGACAAGATGGGTCCGTTTGAATCCCCATCTATCGTCCCTATCTTCAAGACGTTCGAGTAGATATGGCACCGGCAAACCTTCCCCTCAACATTCGGATCGGCGACACCGAAACCATTTCCGTCGCCATAAAAGATTCGACTGGCGCTGCTGTGAACATCACAGGCCGCACCTACGCGTCTCAGATCCGAAGCACCACCGACGCCACCACAGTCCTCGCAACTTTCACTTGTTCCATTGTGTCGGGAGCAGGCGGAACACTCACCGCTAGCCTGTCGGCCGCCACGACAGCAGCTCTCAGCGCCGGCTTAGGTGTCTGGGATCTTCAGGAAACCAACGGATCAACGATCACGACTCTTCTGGCCGGTTCCGTGACCATTGCTCAGGATGTGACCCGCTCATGAGTCAACAGGTGACACTTACCCAAAGAACCGACACTGTAGATCTGACACTCGGTGTTCCGGAGATTGTCATTTCTGGCATTTCCGGTCCAGCAGGACCGGCAGGAGCCACAGGCGCAGCCGGAGCCACGGGTGCAGCCGGAGTCACGGGTGCCACAGGAGCGGCAGGAGCAACCGGAGCTACGGGTGCAGCAGGAACAGCCGGAGCCACGGGTGCAGCCGGAGCCACGGGTGCGACAGGAGCAACAGGAGCAGCCGCAACTCTTACCTTGACAACTAACGCTCAAAGCGGAACCACCTACACACTGGTCCTCGCTGACGAACAAAAACTTGTTGAATGCAGCAACGCTTCCGCCATTGCTGTCACAGTCCCGCCAAATAGTTCAGCGGCATTCACTGTCGGAAGCCAAATCCACATTCTCCAAACAGGAGCAGGACAGATCACATTGACTCCAGGTTCTGGTGTCACTATCAACGCGACTCCTGGTCTCAAAACTCGAGCGCAATACGCCGCTGTTTCTTTGATAAAGCGTGGAACCGACAGTTGGGTCGCCATTGGAGATCTCAGCGCATGATTCCAGGGATTGTCGCTTCAAGCCATGTTGAAGTTGCGACTGGTCCGCCTGCGTTTCGTTCAGCGTCGACCATCACAACGCAGAATGCAACGATGGTCTGTCCGATGCCAGCCGGTGTTGTTGCTGGTGACATCCTCATCGCTCACGCTTACATAAGTTACGATCCAAAGTCGGGAACCGAAGGAAATCAAACATACGCTGGTTGGACAAGGCGAGGTTACGCGTATGACTCCTACAACCCCCCCCACTGGAGCGCCGTCTACACGAAAACGGCCGGAGCCTCGGAACCCTCGTTTACTTGGACAGGCGGTGCGAACTGGAGTGGCGCTCAAATGTCAATCGTCGCCATCTCCGGTGCGACTGCCGTAGATGCTCCGGGAGATATGTATTCCGGCCTTACTGGCCTTTCGCTCAACGCCACCACGACAAACGGTGTGCTTGTGGGAATGTGGAGCAGCGAGGCGTACAGCGGTCTAGGAACCTTGACCGCGCCGGGTTCAATGACTCAGCGAGTCAACTCAAACTTCCGCTCACTCTCAACGGTCCGTTATTTGAACACAATGGTCGCCACGCAGACCCTCACCGCATCCGGAGCCACTGGTAACAGAACCGCCACCATCGTTGCTGGATCCCAAATGAAATACGCCCACCTGATCGTGATCAAATGATGAGATACATAGTTTCAGGACTTCACCGCACCGGCACATCGGCACTCGTCAGGGCGATCTCGGAAGCGTCAACTTTGACAGCCCATGTTGACGCTTCTGTTGAAGCCGTCATTAGGTCACGAG